TATGTTTTTCTTTCATATCATCAATTTTACCTGAAAGTTGTTTCATCAACTTCTTGATGATATTATCATGTTCACCCTTTTTTCGTTTATATTCTTCACGTTCTTTACTTGGTTTCCCTGTAGCTGATTCACCGAGATACTTACTTATTATTTCTCCAATTTTCATCTAACACACCTTATGCGAATGTCGTTGTAGCACCATAATTGGTCTGGTTAATCACATGATACAAATAGGTAAATGATACGTCAAACTGCACGACATCACTGGAACTATAATCCAAACTAGCGGCTGCGATGTTCTTTGGCCATGCACCGATAAGCTTATACTTCAGGATTGGGACGGAGTTCAAGTCCAGTAGTTCTATTTGCTGGTCAGCAAAATAGACTGAAGGTGCTGAATAGATGTTAGTTGTTGGGTCGTGAATCAGAGCCGCCCAGTTATGGAACATCTGTTGAATAGCTGCGTCCCGGTCAACATTGAAAGTCACCTGCCAGTCACTATAGCTATATTTACCAGCCATCTTGAAGTCGAATCCTTGCCAGTTGGTCATGATTTCTTCTGATGTGGTGTCTGGAAGGTTGGTTGCCCTTACCAGGTATGTTGCCTTCTCAACATCACCACCTATTGCGGTGGGGAAGTTGGGTTTGTAGTAAAACAAATACTGACGAGCTCCTCCCTGGAAGTTAGCTCTATAACTATCTATATCGAACCTTGGCATATTTATACCCTCCTATTGTTATACTAAGTTGTTTGTGGTTGATTGGCCACCAGTAAGCTCGGTAAAGCTTGCTCCAGTCTTTGTTGCGATAAAATTTAGAACGATATATTCTGCTGCTCTGGTTGGTTTCACATAGATGTCCATCCAAAGTTCGTTCCTGTCAACCCTTTCAGCGGTGTTGTTTGTGGAATCACAAACCACCATGTAGTCATAGATACCTCTACGTGAGCGAACATCTCTCAGGAAGGGGTCCACCATGTTGACCATCAACAATCTTGTAAGATCATCATTGGGTTCAAACAAGAAGTATTTGGCTGCGGTGGAAATGGCTTTCTCAAGGACCAAGAACAATCTACGGACATTGATGCGGTTGAACGCAGATTCTTTATCCAGTAGTGTTTTCTGACCCCAAACGGACTTACCCTGTCCAGCGAAGCTTACGATTGGGTTGATACCGTTCTTATACAGAATGTCCCTGTCACTTTTTGTTGGGTTCCAAGCTAGCTTCCTGATGTTGCCAAGAAGGGCTCTGTTCAGACCTGCAGGTGCGAACCAAGGATCACTTACGTCATCCGTATTGGCATAGACACCAGCGACATAACCGGAGGCTGGAATCCATCTGTAACGACCATTCCATTTATCATACACTTCAATCCAGTTACCATATAGTGATGCGTAGCTGGTGTTCTCATTCAAGGTGTCCCGTCTGTATACACGGAGAGCTTCGGTTTCTCCACCTTTGTTATTGATAACGTCAGTAGAGATACAATCCAGAATGGCCATACTGTCTTTACGGGTTTCTGCGATGCTTACCAGGTAAGACTTTACGGTTGTTGATTTGTTGGAGTCAATGAAGATATTGACATCTATTTCATCAGGGTTGGCATACAGATCAAAGTCCAGTTCAATCTGACCGTCTGTAACCGTATCACCATTATCATCCTGACCACCAGCGAATGTCTGCCATGCTGATGTTGCGATGTTTATGGCCTGGTCAAGCGCGTTTTCGTTCATGGAGATTCTAATGTAGTTAGATGCTTCATTGATAATCATTTCTGCATACTTTTTCTGACCTTGGTCGTCTACCCTGTTCTGGTCTGTTGAAACATTCCAGACTTCTACGGTCTTCCAGTTTGCTTCCTTGACTTCATCACCCTGGCTTATAACCTGGACAACAATAAGGAAGTCTCTGGTGTCCAATAGAGGGCTATCAACACCATGAAGGACTGAATAAGTATCCCAGGATCTGTTACCACCAGAAGCGATAGCGTTGTATGTTGAGTAATCAGCACAAGCTACTCTGATGTTGTTTCCCCAAGCGCCTCTTGAAGCAGCGATTAGATAGAAAGGATAGATGCCTGATACCGTGATTTCGTTTCCGAACTCATTAGGATCTTCACTATCAAAGTCGGTTAGTTTGTAGGCGTTTCCGGTTGTATAGGCTGTGAATGAATAAGCAGCACCACCAGATGCAGCCATGGTTCCTGCGAAGGTAGCTGATGTTGGCATCGTTCTGGTGCAATACAGAGCAGAACCATATCTTAGGAATCCAGCAGCGGAAAGAATATCCTGATAGCAGGAAGCATCCGTGGTGGGTTTTCCGAAAATATCAATCAAGCCGTTAGTGCTTGTTATCAACTGTTTCTTTCTTTCGGGTCCCTTGTAGGTATTTCGTAATACGGTAACAGCAATAGAGGTCGCCACCGCCGGAATCGTGGTGGTAAGATCAATCTCATTTACGTCTACCAGTGGGCTAAGGTAAAAAGCCATATGTTTATCCTCCTGATTATGGTTCTCATTGTTATTTAGTATTATTTATATTCATTTGTAACTTTTGTTCCAAAATATTTTCATTACAGCTCAATCACTTCAAGCCTATCAAAAACCAAGGTGGCACTACATTCTACTTGTGCTTCACCTTCTCTTTGTGATAGGGTGACAACCCCAAGGTTCTGTATCCAAGTATTTTTTAGTATGACTTTCATTACGGTATTTTGAAAGTTGTCGGTTATCTTCAGAGAGCAGTCCACCTGATAGTCGGCCGGTCTAGCACTGGGCTGGTCATAGTTATTAGCAACAGAGTTTATCCAGTTATACAACAACATCCAGTTCTTATATTCAGAGTCAACAAGGAACTGTATCTCCCAGGTATCATAGGTCAGCCCACCAGAATGGAACAACATCTTGTTACCCTGCCATTTGGATTCAGTTTGGTCTAGGCTTAGACCTGGTATGACGGTTCCATAGATGTTGAGAACCAGCTCCTTGGATGCTTCTATGGATGTCTCACTAGGAATCAGTGGGATAGCAAGCTGGTAGTTCGTACTGGTCGTTTTGTTTAGGTTAGTCACGCATTATATCCCCAATATCTTTCCAATATTTACAACGCAAGGCTCCATCAGTCTCAACTTCACCACGCGGTTTTACATCACACGCTTCTCTTACTTCTGGACTGGTGCAAACTAATACTTTTGAACGATGGCCGACATGATAGCAACTACCACAACATTTTACATATTCTATATCCAACTTTGTGCGCCAGAATGGTCCTGTAAGATTAACTTTATCTTTAGATTCATTGAGATACTCATTTAGTTTAGTCATATCAATCAGCACCTGTGGTGAATATTTCGTAATTCATCATTATCTCCGCATCGGAATCATAACCGGTGCCCTCCATGAACATACTCTCCGCAGCGGTTGTGTCAGCACCTGATGTGAATACAGTTTCTGTTCCTCTATCCTCCCAACCAGCGTCAGTAGTGAAGAACCGCGTCAGTATCTTTTCAACAATACCACTTGAAAGGACATTGACACCACCGGAGCCCATGTCAAAACCAAGACCTGGTAGGCTTCCCGAAGCTGAAGGTGGAATCTCTTGATACTCATCGTAAGAACCACTACCTGGAACGCTTCCAGTTGATGTAGAGATGATAAGTGGTCGCATCATGTATGTCTGCATGGTGAAAGCGATGGTCCACTTCACAACCCGCCAGTCTTCCTCAGCCATATCTTCAGTGACATCTGGTGTACAGTTATTTAGTATAACTTTCACATCCATTCTGGCATCCAGCTCAGGAAAATATACTCTGATGAAGTTATGTGGTGCAAAGAAAGGCAGTATCTGTTCAAGTATCTGGTCAATATCCACAATATGTAGTGCCCATATATTCAGATTGAGCCCCACATTATAAGGCATGGCGTTCTTGAACATCTTCAGTGACTTAGCTGTTAGGTCCCGGCTGATAACAATGTTCTGCTCTCGGTTTGCCATACGGGTCGCATCAAAGTCTATAGATGTAACATTGGCAGCCATCAAGGGAAGTATCTCGTCCGTCTTCTTCCCCTCCGATTTCTTCCAGTAGAACGCTTTTTCCTTAGGACCAAAGCTCAGTGGGACCCTTATGATCTTGGTTGCATAACCAGTGTTATCATATCGTGCAACGTATATGGTTCTGAACAAGTCAAGGAGCTGTATCAGTGAGCGTCTTAGGCTCTTGTGGAAAAAGTATCCTCTCATAGTTACCTCAAATATATGCTATCATCAACGTCTGTATAAGCGTCAATGGTGTCGCTCTCTGTCTCAATCCAGTCATTATCACCATAACCGGACATAGGAACTGTTTCTGTGTAGACCTCTGTAGCAGAAGCTGACTGTTCGGAGAACCTGTATGGCCTCAATACCAGAATATATATCATTTTCTTTAGCTGGAATATACGATCATCATCATCTACGTGGACTACTTCAAACTCACGGTCCAACCATTTGATATGGAGAACATCACCGATATTGGGTGTTAGTGTTTGTGAGATGTCTCGCTTCCAGGTACCCATTGGGATGTGTGTGGTTATGATGTCTCCACCGAACATACCAAAGCTACTCCATAGATTTGGTTCTTCCCCAACATCATACAATACTTTGGTAGTTATGGGGTCTTCAAATGATGTATTGGTGTGCTCACCATATAATGGGTCATAAACATCATCAGTATCACGCCTCCAATACTCAACTTCAATACCTGCCACATCTGTATATTCCATGATAAAACTCTGGATGAGGTTATGTTCCTGGTTGAACTGTAGGTCATATAGTGACCATTTTGGCTTGGTCAATCCTGTATTAGGTAGTCTTGGCATTATTGTTATAAGCTCCTCAAAACTTTACATTTCCAACCCTTAGAGTGGCCGCTTTTATTTGTTCTTGCCATATACATTAGATTTTTATCAACTCCCATATGCGCCATATCCTTACAAAACTGTCTGAGACTTTTAGTGGTATACTCAGTTCCATCTGGTGATGTGATGAGATATTCATTCAACTGTCTTTGTTCTCTGAATGCTTGCTTTTCTTCTTCCGTCTTTGACCGTTTATGTTTACCTGTCATGTTTTTAGATTGTTTTGCTTTTATTTCAACCGCCCTTTCAATACCAAATCTTTCTTCAAATGACACACCCAACTGCCTTTTTGTGATGTTATTCTTTATTTCTATAGCTTTCTCCACACCAACATGGTCCTCAAGTGTCTTACCAGTCATCATTATCCGAAGCTTTTCTTTTACCTCTGGACGGTTGGAAGGGTTGTTTTCTCCCACCAAGTGTGGTCTCTTATTTCCCTTTTGGGACTCACCTATTTTTCTCTTATGTTCGTCTGTAAAGGGTTCCATCTTACGACCCTTCAAAGCTTTACTGATATTTTTCTTTGTTTCTTCACTGGGCACCCATCCAAAGTTGCCTTCACCACCCAATGTCAAGTTATAACCATATGGTCTTATCGTGTTATAGAGTTGAATGTAGTATCTCTCCATACCATATAGTTCATCAATGTCTTTACAGTGATATATGACCTCCCATTTAAAACCATCTACACCATACTTTTTCAAAGCGTTGTGGAAGTAAAGGTCATCCGTTTTGGATTCATTGATGTGTGCCTGCTTGCGTTCCTCCAATGTTTTTGTTGTTTGCCCAATATAGGGCATGTCATTCTTCACATTTGTTGCTTTATAGACTATCATATACATCCTCCTCTGTGTTCTGGATGTATTTATGTAAAATTAGCCTAAAAATATCCATCAACCTAAAATATATTTTAGCCTTACCATCATTGATAAAATCAGCCTTGCATGATGGTCCATCCCTCATACGGTTCTTCTGAACGTAGCTGTTCATCAAGCTTGGTTATCTCTTCATTAGCCTCGGACATCAAAGCATCACCATCCATCTGGACATTCATGTTGCCTATGGCTTGGAATCCTGCGAACTTCCTGCGAACCAGTCCAAGGTTCTTCTTGCATAATGCAGTGCTATAGTCCAGAACCCACATGTTTTCATATAGGTCCTCATCAGTTCCTTCTACTTCAAAGCATCTCAGTAGGATGAAGCCAGGAGAATCATAGACCACACCATCTACTTCAATGGTAGATCCTGATAGTGGTGCTGGTATAAGTTCTAGGGTGTTCTCATATTTGTGATATTTGAATGTGTAGGTGTCTACCACATAACGTTTTACGGTTTCTAAAAAGTCCCGAGCTATATGATAGGATACAAGGGTGAATCCGGATGCGGCTCCACCACCAGAACCACCACCCCGGCCTAACATCTGGTCAAACATACCAGCATTATACATAAAGTTGGAGATGGTGAACAACTGGTTCACACCACCGAATGGTTGTGTTTCATATGCCAGAACCTCAACCACAGAGCCTGGTAGATCATAGGTTCCCACACCACCAGATAACATGAT